AAAGCGCTTAATAATGGCAGAGAAGAAGCCCTCTCTATTTCAGAGGTTACAACGACTGTTTTCTACCGACGTAATCATACGAAACGTCGGTGGTAACCAATTAAAGGTTATTGACACCGATCGTATTCAATCGAGCGGTAATATCGATCAAAATAGGCGTATTGATAGGTTTTCTCGCATGTACCAAAACATGCCAGGATTTTCTTACTACCACGGGCAACTTCACCTAGCAACACGTCTTGAGTTGTTTAAGGATTATGAAGCAATGGATACCGACAGCATCATCTCCTCAGCACTTGACATCTATGCAGATGAGTGTACAACTAAATCTGAAACAGGAGAGGTTTTAGTCATTAAATCATCCGATGAAAAAGTGCAAAAAGTTTTGCACAACTTATTCTACGATATCCTTAACGTCGAATTCAATCTATGGCCTTGGACTCGTAACATGATTAAGTATGGAGACTTCTTTCTCAAACTTAACATTGCAGAAAAGTATGGTGTTATTGGTGTTGAACCAATGGCAGCTTATGAGATTATTCGCGAGGAAAACTTTGACCCGGAGAACCCAAACCGTATAAGATTCAAAAGAGACTTCTCGGCATTAGCAGCAAGATCACACGTAGTCACTACAGAAACCGAAGAGTTTGAAAACTACGAAGTTGCACATTTCCGTCTTTTAACAGATACCAATTTCTTACCATATGGTCGATCTATAATTGAGCCTGCTCGTAAGGTATGGAAGCAAATTACTTTGATGGAAGATGCAATGTTGATTCACCGAATCATGCGTGCGCCGGACAAGCGATTGTTCAAAATCGATATAGGTAACATTCCACCAAACGAAGTTGATGCTTACATGGAGGGTATGATTAGCCGCATTAAGAAAGTACCCTTCGTAGATCCAGAAACCGGTCAATACAATCTCAAGTACAACATGATGAACCTACTTGAGGACTTCTATTTTCCAGTTCGTGGAGGTGAGAGTGCAACTTCAATTGAGAATATATCAGGCATACAATACGATAGCATTCCCGACATTGAGTACTTAAAAGGAAGATTACTAGGTGCACTGAAGATCCCAAAAGCTTTCCTAGGATTCGAAGAAGATATCTCAGGGAAATCAACTTTAGCAGCTCAGGATTTTCGTTTTGCAAGAACCGTAGAGAGAATTCAGCGCATAATTGTCAGCGAGCTATATAAGATTGCAATTGTCCACCTCTACTCCCAAGGATTTACTGACGAGTCTCTAGTGGATTTTGAATTAAACCTGACCGTAGGTTCCACAGTTTACGACAAAGAAAGAGCTGAGTTGTATGCTACAAAAGTCACTTTAGCTGGTGACATGATGGAGAAGAAGCTCTTTAGTCGTCAGTGGATATATGAGAATCTGTTTAATATGACAGAGGATCAGTACCTTAAGGAACAAGAGAGAATGGTACAGGATTATAAAATCCAATTCCGTCTTGAGCAAATAAAGAACGAAGGAAATGACCCAGTTAAGACAGGGCTATCATTTGGAACACCTCACGATCTCGCCTCACTATACAAAGGCAATAGTGGAGTGCCTAAGGGATATGATGAAAAGGCTCCTGAAGGTGGTTGGCCTGGTGCCGGACGTCCAGAAGAGCCTGGCACTTATGGCACACATGAACATCCTCTAGGTTGGGATCCGGTAGGTAGAAAATCGAATCGTCACGTAAGTGAAAGTCATACAAAGTTAATCGAAGACATTAAGTCTAGTGCCCTAAAACAAACTTTAGGGAAAAAGACTAAAAAAAACCAGTCAACATTGTTATCAGAAGCTAACATTTTAAAAGATTAACTAATCGAATACATATTTATCATTAGATGAAAAAATCTAGCCACAATAAAATAAAAAATACAATTATTTTATTCGAATTGTTGACCAGACAAGTGACGTCTGACACAATGCGAGGAATCGAGCCCTCTCCTGCACTAGCCTTATTAAAAAAGCACTTTAAAGCTAACTCTAATTTAGGAAAAGAGTTGGTAATGTACCAAACTCTCGTAAACGAAAGCTATAAGAGTGAGGCAAAAGCGAAGGCATTAGTTGAAACTGTGCTAGGTCTAAGAAAAAAACTAAAGGCGGAGTCCTTAAAGAAGGAAAAGTATGAGTTGATTAAAGAAATCAAAGCGCATTACGAGCTAACAGCCTTCTTCAATACTAAAATACAAAACTACAAAGTATTTGCTTCTATTTACACCTTATTTGAAGGTGTGGCACTAACAAGATCAACCGAATTAGTAGATAGCAAATTTACGGTATTAGAGCACCTTACTCGCACAAAACAAAAGCGAGTTGTTGATAGTACAACAAACTTAATTAGCGAATACAAAAAACAGGATGAGGATGTTCGTTTACTGGCTTATAAGTTGATGGTAGATAAGTTTAACAGCAAGTATGCGAACTTATCACAACAACAAAGACGCATCTTAAAGGAGTACATATACAATGTATCCAACACAGATTCTTTGCGTGACTTTATGTTAAAAGAGGCTTACTCTCTGAAGTTAGAATTAAAAAAGCAAGTAAAAGCTGTTAATGATAAGGTAGTTCGTATTAAGCTCAACGAAGCAATTGCTTTGATTGGAAAGTATGAAAAAATAAAGAATGTTAAAGAAGAGAATGTCTTATCACTACTTCTGTACCATGAGCTATTAAAAGAACTAAAGCATGCAACAAAAGGATCTTAACGAAGTAAAAAAATACATCAAAGAGCTTTCTAAGAAGCTTAAGAAAGAAGGCAGCACTACCGCTAGTGTTGGTGCATACGCTACACCTAAGGCCTTCGTTGGAGACTCCGATGCTGAAGGAAGCAAAAAGGGCTTAGACGCTTCAACTGCGTACACAGTAAAGCCACCTAAGAAAAAACGATTTTTTATTGGATATAAAGACCAAGGAAAGCACTTATCCGATATCAAGGAAGCAAACTATAAGGAATTTAAGGAGGACACAAGCGTTCCTCAACATAAGAAAATTAATCAAGCTATCCTTGAAATCAACCGTAGGATCAGCGAGATTAACCAAATCATCAAACACTCAGCCAAACTAAAGACTGAGTCCCAGATCGGAGATGAAAAGTTGTGGAAAAGAGCAAACGAAGCTTTGCTTAAAATTAACAAAAGATTAAACGAAGCCAACAAACGACTTAGAGAGCTTGCTGACTTGAAGGAGATTGAAACTAATTCACTTAAAGGTAAGATAGTTAAGATGTTTAATCTCATTCAACAGCCTGTAAAGCCTGAGGATGTTGAGATAGTTAAGAAGGGAAATACTTTTAACATCGACGTATATATTGCAGGAGAGCCTCTTGCATTTGATATGGAAAACGACATCCTAACCTATCAGGATTACGATAAAGAAATTGAACTAGGAAATATTAACCGAGAGCAAGAAATCATTGAGAAGCTTAAGGCTATCATGTAATATTTATAAGTATGAAAACGCTATTAGTAGATTCAATTGGTTGCTTATCTGTTACACCAGAACAGATCAACGAGTCTATGGCGCAAAACAACGGTAAGGTAGTCCTAACTGGAGTAATGCAACGAGCAAACGCTACAAACCAAAACGGTAGACAGTACCCATCAGATATTTTAAAACGCGAAAGTGAGAAGTACAAAAAAGTATTTGTAACTGAGCGCAGAGCTCTAGGCGAACTAGACCACCCAGACTCTTCTGTAGTAAACCTACAGAATGTATCCCACAACGTAATTGATTTATGGTGGGATGGTTCGGACTTAATGGGTAAGATCGAGATTCTCAGTACACCATCAGGCAATATTGCAAAAGAATTGCTCAAGTCGGGAATTCGTTTGGGTATTAGCTCTCGTGGTATGGGTAGCGTTAAGAACATAGGAGAAGGAAAGGTTGAGGTTCAGGATGACTTTGAGATTGTATGTTGGGATTTAGTATCCAATCCATCAACTCAAGGAGCCTTTATGTCACCACTTAACGAATCAGTAGGTTCAACTAAAGCAAATAAATACACAAAAGTTCACTCGTTAATTAACGATATAATCTCTGTAATG